AAGAGACAGCCTTTAAAAAAATGAGTGGCTCAAATTCAGTATTTAAGCCACTTTTTTAGTGGACTAGACGGGAGTCGAACCCATTATTTTTCTTCTAAATCGTCCACATTTATGCCCTGTTTAAAAAATTTTGGGGAAATTTTGGGGAAATTCTCATTATGTTCTGTTACCTATATAATAAGAAAGGTCATTTTATTTGCCCACTAAGTAGCCAATACGTTGTAATCTTACCCACTATTCCATCAACAGTCAAGCCCCTATTCCTCTGGAATACCTTAACGCATTCGGTAAGGTAATCCGTCCACTCGCCGATATCGTCAAGCTCGTTGAATCCGTAGACTTCTCTCAGCATGGTCCTTAACCACCTGATAGCCGTAGGGCAATTATGAATCTGTCCACTCCATAGATTATGTGCGCTTGCAAAAGCCTGTGAATCTCTACCCCACTTGCGATCGCAGGACAGTCGGTCAGTTCCCTCTAAGTCAAAGCCTACATTCATGGCATGCTGCCACGACTCAACATAGTCATTCTCAAGATAGATTGACTTGTCACCCTTCCAGCTCTCATCCGGTGTTGGAGCAGGTGTCACCGGTATCGGACTTGGTGTCACATTCTGAGGAGCGGATGTAACATTAGAGTAGCATTCTGAGATATCGAGACTGCCTGCCTCGATGCCCGGTACTGTTCCGGTGCTGGTGTACTGCCAGCCCCACATTCCGTCGATGCTTGGCTTGACGTGTGGCTGTCCGTCGTTGATGCCATACTTAGCGATCCACAGTGGGCAGTCTTTGATGCCTGACATATAGGACTTGTACCAAGACTCACTCGCATAGATGCCGACTGTATAGCCTGCTGCCTTGATGATCTCCATATACTTAAGTGCACATGCCTGAGCTACGCTTTCGGTTCCCGGTTCCTCTGAATCGAAGAATACAGGTAGTGACAGATTATAGCCCTTGATAAGTCTTAATGTATGTTTCGCTTCTCCTTCTATTCTGTCTACACTCTTGGCGTATGAATAGAGGTATACTCCGAATGGAATGCCGAGTATTGTGCACTCAGTAGCCCATTCTCGGAATCGTGGGTCGTCCTGCTTTTCCAGGTCCTGTCCATAGCCACAGTGTAAGATCACACCGTCTACGTTGCCCTTGACTGTCTGCCAGTCAATGTTGCCATTATGGTGTGAAACGTCAATTATTTTCATTTGCGCTCACCTCCGGGATTCCTGCAATAGATGTTAAGATGCTGACCACGCCGGATAAGACCGATGCGGACAGGACTACACGCCAGTCCACCGCTGAGATTACAGCAGAAGCTCCAATAGTTCCGAGAGCTGTCTGAGCCATAGTCTTTACAGCTCTGACGCCTGCCGCCTTGAGCCATTCAACAGTGTTGACGCTTGGTTTAAATACACAGTTCTTCATAGTAATTTCCTCCTTACATAAAATGTGCTACTGAGTTGACCAATGCAAGAGCTAACGCTCCTGCAATTGCAGATATAATTGTAGTAAAAGCAGTTCTCGTCATAGTGTTCCAGTTCTGTGCCGGTCTTGCCTCAAGTTCAGCAAGCTTGTCACTATGCTTTTTCTGCACTTCTACCATGTTCTTAACGCTTATCGCAAGCTCCTGCACCGACAATGTCAGGTCTTGGATGCGCTGTTGCTGTTCTTCCAAGTCAGCTATTCTCTTGTTGGCCACCTTGATTCGCTCGCCCTGCTCAGCAAGCTCTCTTACAATATCTTCATTTTCCATGTGTTACCTCCTCGGAGTGATTATCTAATATTTGATTCTTATCGTATTCACTCTTCTGCATAGCACCATCTGCCGTGTCCTTGATTGTGGCTATGCCAAGAGTGACCGCTATCGCATCGCACAAGGCCTTATAACTTATAGCCCTTGTACCGCTTGAAATAGAGTCCATGATGAACATGTCTTCCGGTGCTATTCCTGTAGCAGGATTTTGGTCAACTATTCGTGCCGATTCCAATGCCTGTGCTTGTGTATCACTCATTTATTTTCCTCCTTGTGTGTCGAATTTAGATTTGTAGCTTGAGGTGTATATAGGTCTACCCAAGCTATCAACTATCTGTCTACCCTGGCTGTCTATGAGGTAGTTCTCATTCCAGTCGAAAAGCGTCTGCATTATTAACTGCAGATTGTTGCTGTTGGCACTTACCTTGCCTTGCAAGTAACTATCATCGTAGACTGTATCAGTAAACTTGGCGTCAACTGGTACATCCTTCCATACTTCATGACCGTTCACAAGCTCCGCATTGTCCACAATGCCGTTATTATTGGCATCGTAGACATCAGTGCGCATGTCACCATTTGCCACTTCCGAGAGATAGTTCACGGTCTGACACAGTCTTTTGATGATTTTGCTTGAACCTCTGTAATCCAAGTGTATCTTAAGGTTAGCCATGCTTGCCTCCTTAATCTATATCTGTCAGCGTGTATACTACCTTCATGGAGCTTGCAGCAGTCTTTACTATCGGCTGTGGCAGATTGTAGATAGTGCCGAGGTAGTTGTTGAGTAGGCTGCCATTCGAGTAAGACTGATAATAATACGCGCTGTGGCCAAATACCACAAGATTGTCAGTTATGAGCCGCGGATTGAATCTTATGGGGTCGTTACTATGGTTTCCGTTCTGTTGATTAATAATCACTTTGCCGTCAGGATAGCAAATACCGAAGCGACTGTCGGAAGTCGAAAATTTAACCCCTCCATTTTTCAGATTCATCAGAGAATCATCGGACAGAGTGTAATCGTTCGGAAGCTTAACCTCCTGCACATCCACGGTATTTGACAGATTGACTATATAGATAGTTTTTTTGTCGAGCGATTTAATGTATGCATAGCCGTTATTAGCTGTCGAGTGTCCATAATAATTGTAAAAATTAACGTTCTTCACTGTGAATGTCTGAGCTTCGGATATCTCAAAGCTATAATCTGACAGTTTAAGCTTGTACATTTCGACTTTCCCAGTCGTGCCCGCAGGTGTGATCATATACGCATAGCCATCATATCCATTTTTGAAATAACCTCGACAGTCCTTATTAGATGTGCCTGTTTCTATTGTGAACGATGTCACTTCCTCGCCATAATTGGTTGGTGATGGATAATCAGCCAGCTTGAACTTTGTCGTTGGCACGTAAGCCTTCATGATGTGAATTTCTGTAGAGTACAGCTGCTTAGTCTTTCCGGTGTCGTCTCTTTCAGTTCTTGAAGATACCCCTCCAAGTTGTGGGTCAATGTAGTATAGATACTGATTTTCCACGTCGTAACATAGTGCATAGCAGTAGAATCTAGTCTTGTCACTCAAATTCTTGCAAGATGGGCCTGATGTTTTGAACGGCCCAACAAGATTGTAAGGTGAGTTTCGGATATAGCTGTCACCGAAACTATAGTTAAGGCTTAATGCCAGTGACTTAATGGTACCGTTTGCTTGTGATGTTGAAAAATCCCACACCGACTGATAGCCCGTGTCGGTCTGATATGTCTCTGCTGAGTTGAGAGACCCTCTATCAGAGTGTGTCGTGTCAAGCTCTCTATCGGCGAAAGCCACGAGATGAGCTTCTGCCGGCAGGAACATGTTATTTTTATCTTCCGTAAGGGTGCCGTCAAACAGCATCAGGCTTCCGAGTGCCTTTTCACAAAGAGGCATTAATTTTTCAGCCGAAGTATTCCCGCCCATCACTATTGGGATAACATAGTTAAGTGCATTGGTAATCATGTTGTCACCCTCGATCCTGTCTCTCAACCCCGTCTTGTGATTGTGCAATTCGATTGTTACATGTCCTTTAATCATGTAATGTACCTCCGTATAGATGTAGTGCATAGAGTGTGGCACCGCCTTCAAGTAAGACTCTGAATCTTACCTTGTCGTACTGTTTCCATGCCGACTCAGGCACTGCCTCTATCTCTTTCTTAATCATTGTTACATTCTCAACCCAGCCCTCAGATGTCCAGCCGACCCAAGTAGAGCCACTGTCGAACGAAGCATAGAACACAGCGTTTTGTGATGCAGTCTCAATCGATGTGACTCCGTATACATCTGTAGTGGTGAGTATCTTATTGGTACCCATTTTAATTTCGCCGGTACCCTGCCATCCTGTCGTGTTGTTGTAATCCGCATCAGTCATAACGCGGCTTGCATTGACATAAGGAGTGAATGTAGTCATGTTGTCGTAAGACTGGTTATTGTCAACGATACGGCCAAACATATTTGTGAAATCGAATCTTGCCAGTATGTCGCCCGGAACTGCACGAGCCGGTGTGTTAAGTGTCGTGTTGGCTGAGTCTGTGAAGTCTCTAACAAGACTAAATGTGTATCTGCCAACTTCATCGGATGCTGTGATAGTTCCATCCCAATCGCTCTCTGCAGCAAGGCCTTGGCCCATTGCTACCGCGTGAATGCCGTAAGTATCTATAGTGGCACTTCCGCCCTGCATCTCAATCCATACATCCCATGTATGGATGGCAGCATCTACTGCCTGCAAGTCGTATCTTAAGGTCAGAATGTGCTGACCGTCCTGCCATGTCTCTACAGGCTTTCTTAAGTCTATTTCTGCTCCGTCTATGTAATAATGGACTTTAGCCACCGCATCGTGTTCAACCCACTGGTACTCCTCGCCCTCTTCCGTAGTCTCTACGTTGAGCAGTATCTCCATATCAAGTGCCACGTGTGTGGTCTTTGTTGCTATAAAGCGCATCGAAAAGACAGATTGGTTTGACTTGTCCTCTACCACCACCGGACCGGTGTTTGTAAAAATAGTAAAGTGGATAAGGTTCTCATCGTCCTGATTCAACAGTCCTGCGATGTTCTTATCCGTCTTACTCTTAGCGTTGGCTATAGCCGGGTTCTTGCCAACTCCCTGTACTTCATACTTGCCATTATAATTGAATGTATATTTGGTGATGCAGTACAGCTTCGAGCCGTCCGCTATACCCTCTGACATGCTCAGAACATCTCCAAGGTCATATACCGGGTCTCCAATCATTGAAGCCTTGAATGGTACATAACAAATATTCTGCAAAGAATGCAGGATTGCCCGGCGCATTTCCTCTTTTGCATCGTCCACACCATACTGCAGGAACGGATTGGAGCCGAGATTATAAGTCAGGGCGTCGTCAACTTCCATTCCGTAATAGGATGTGGTTTTGTCTCCGATATTAACGCATGAAAGACCTGTGTACCGGGTCTCAAAGTCCGAGAATGATGCTCCGGTGAATCGGTGCTTTGAGTCTATGGTATCTACTACAGTATCACCGTAAGCTCTGAACACTATCTTACCGAAGCGGTCCGCTGTGACGAAGCAAGCGCAGGTCTGAGCCACCCAGGATATAAAGTCTCGCCAAGTCTCTATGTCGTTTTCTGCCACCATAGATAGGTTTTCAATTCCATTAGCGAATTTCTTAAATTCTTCCTTGGTGGTGCCAAGCTCTAATTTACACGACTTGCATGCAAGAAGCGCCAGCTCGTAAGGTGTGCCGTTCGCTGAGTTAACATCACAGCCTTTGTCAAGCTCTGCCATGTTGTCGTAAGCCTTGATAACGATGCCTGAGTTTGTCCATGATGCCTCTGACACCTTGAATATACCAAGGGGGATAGTCTCAAATCCATCCACTGTCTTCCGGCTGAATGTCGGCTTGATGAGCTTATTCTGCAAAGAGTATCTCTCTACATTGAGATTAACGAACGTGGCATTGAGCTCACCGACATACACCTGCCCTATCTTCATTTCTGAATCATCGGAGCACTGGTTGGTGATTGAGAAGGAACCCTTAAGTATATTCCGGTCAGAGAACGGGGTATTGGATATGCTGCCGCCGATAAGGAAACGATGTACCGGCTCTTTCATTGCTTTTTTGTATGCTGCTGATACCTCGTACATCTAAAATTCCTCCAAACTGAAGCTTACATCCCATATACCGTCAGTGCCTTCCATTCTCTCTGACCATTCAACCGGCGAGTCTTTGAAATTTCGCATCCTCATTACTCGATTGATATAGCCGTTGGCCGTGGCGTCGTAGATTGACGCATCAAGTGAATCAACCTTAGACCACAACTTGAACTGCTTGAGCCATTCTGAATTAACTCTGTATAGAGCATCTACTGAGAGCTTGTCATAGCGTGTGACTGAGACTTGGTCTGTGCCCGCCTCAGTCTGATACGTCTCTTCTACTACTTTACTTGTCTCTTCCCACTTATTCGGCTGAAAGAGCTGTGTATTATTAATAATCGTTGGATAGTCTTTTAACATTACCTACCTCCCGATCTAAAGTCTTTTCGCTGTTTTGCGGTAACCACAAGCTCATCAATTCGCTCCTGTCCGAGATATACCGGGATAATAGTATCACCACCACCATAGCTTCCAAGAGCTTCTTTGAACAACTCAACAAGATGTCTGTCACCGCTTACCACTTCGTTGCCCGGTCCGTCACCGAAGCCATTCGCCTGCACCACCTGAGGAGTGTTGAACATCATAGCCTCATCATAAGCCTTGGCATACCAAGACACATGTACCTTTGGCACTGCCTTGGTCTGCGCGTTGAAATTGCCGCTCATACTGAAATGTGGTAAAGCCATGTTTGTGTTGAGTTTGAACCTCGTGCTTGCAAAGGCGTTCTTCATCTGGTTGAGTGATGTCCGGACAGTGTTGGTCATTCGATTCATCTGCCCCGATACAGTGGCATTGATTGCCACGAACTGAGCCAGAGTGACCGCGTTTGCCATCGTCATGGTCGCCATGATGTAAGTCGGCACTTTTGCGAAGCCCTTGTGGACTGAATCAGCCATTTTCAGTGACATTGTGGTAGATTTAGCTGTAACACTTGGGGTTGCTGCTGTAAATGCTGAAGCTATAGCCTCGAGCCCTGAGCTTGCCACCTTTTTAAGGCCGTTAATTCCTGTGTCTACAATGTCAATTGATTTGACCATGCTCTTTAGGTCGTTACTTGCTGAGTTGGCTGTAGCTGATATAACTACCATCTCAGCCGATACTGCAAGCAGTGCCGCCGCAAGTAGTGTGGCTCCTCCTGCTGATGCAGTCAGACTTGCACCGAGTGCCACCAACGTGACAGTAAATGCAGTCGTTACCCCCGCTCCTGCCGTCATTGGAATAATTGCTGCCGCTACCGCAAGCGTGAATGCTGCAAGCCCTGCCGTAGCTGTACCCGCATTATTGGACACAACTACGAGCCCTGCGCCACATACCACAAGCCCTGCTGCCAAGAGATTAACTCCTGCTGCTACAACTATGATACCTGCGCCGAGTGCCACAACTCCGACAGCCAGTAGCGTTACTCCTGCTGCCGCTGTGAGTGCTCCGGCACCTGCTACCAATAAGCCAGCACCAAGAATCAGTGCTCCGGCACCTGCCATAGTGGCACCACTCGCGAATGACATCAGAGCCACACCGAGAGCTATAATCCCGACTGCTGCCGACTGACCGTATTCTGATATGGTCGGTAGCTGAGTAGCAAGTAGAGCTACACCGGCGCACGCCAATGCCACTCCTGCGCCTACCATGAGGATAGCCGCACCGAATGCCAAGAGTCCTGCTGCTCCGGCTGTGAGTGCCGGTGCCAATGCTGCCGCTCCTACTGCAAGCAGTGCGATTGCCGCTACCATTCCAACCATAGTTAAGATTGCTGTAGGGCCCGCCTGAGCCAACTGAATTGCTGAGTATGCAAGCAGTGCTAAGCCTGCCGAAGCCAATAGGATGCCAGCTCCTGCCGCTATGAGTCCGAGTGCATTTTTTGCAAGGCTTCCTGTTGCCGCTCCCGCGCTTGATACCGGTACACTTGCTGATGATGCTGCACTTCCAAGACCTCCGAGCTTGCCAGCGATTGAGCCGAAGCCGCTTGTTACCTTGCCTGCCACTGCTGTTACTTTGCCGAATACAGTTACTACCGGTCCTACGGCTGCCGCTATAGCCAAGCCTTTAACTACCATATCCTGCATTGGCTCAGGAAGGCTGTTGAATGCATCGGCTGCGCTTTTAACACCGCTTACCAATTCCGTGAACACTGGAACCACTACCGGTACTACTGCCTCTCCGAACTGTATGCCTGCATTTTTCAAGCGGTTGAGTGCTTTCGCAAAGTTCTCCGCGTTTGAGCTGTCAATCTTATTGAATGCCTCGTTGGTGGCACCTGCTGAATTAGCCATAGACTGCATAGCGCTGTTGAAGTCGTCCGCGTGCTGTACAAGTGTAGCCGCGCCCTTTGCCGCCTCCTGTGAACTGAACACATCACCGATTGACTTGCCGGATTCCGTACAAGCTTCCTGGACAATGCCAAGTACATCAGTTAATGACATACCGGATTCCATCAGCTCCTGGAATGACTTGCCTGTCTTCTCTTTCAGCATGTCTGATACATCAGTACCCGCCTTACCGAGTTCGTTGAGCATACTGTTAAGGTATGTTGTCGATTCTGCTGTAGCGATACCATTCTTTGTGGTAGTAACGTAAGCAGATGTGATATTATCAAGGCTCACGCCGTACATGTTGGCTGTTGGGATAATTTTACCCATTGAAGCGCCCAACTGGTCAACGGTCGTCTTTCCTAAGTTCTGAGTCATGATAAGCTTATCAGATACGCTTGTTACGTCGCCCGCCTTATCGCCATACGCATTGAGGATTGTTGTCAACGTGTCTACTGATGTGGCTGCATCAGTGAAGCCACCTTTTGCAAGTTTCGTAGACGATGTAACGAAGTTGACTGCCTCGCCTGTTGACTGTCCGGCTGATATAGCCTGATATGCTGACTCAGCTATGTCAGATGCCGCCACACCGGTATCATCTGAAAGCTCAAGGATAGACTCTTTCAGGTCTCCTATAGGTACCTGTGTCGTGTCGGCGATAGTGCTAACCTTGGCCATTGAGCTTCCAAAATCTGTAGCAAGCTTTGCTGTGGCTGCTCCAACTCCAACTATAGGTGTGGTAACTGACTTGGTGAGATTCTTGCCGACTGATTCTGAATTTTCGCCAAACTTCTGCATGGACTGCCCGGCATTCTCTACGGTTGATTTGAAATTTTTTGCATTGTCCTGTATTTTTTTAAACGTCTCGCTCGCGTGGTCATTCGCCGTGACGTCAACGCTTAATGTATAGTCAGCCATGTTTCACCTACTTCCTTGTCCATCCGTTGGCTGCATATATCTTATCTATCCAGCCTGTATCGTTCTTCTCAATCTCTGCTATGACCTTCATGTTGTCTCTTACCGTGGATATGTCAGCCTTCTTGGCACGCTTTTTCCATAGCTTGAACACACTCGCCCCTCGTCTACGCTTGCTGTTGCTTATAGCGTTCAGGACTGTATCTCGTAGCAGCGTTGATTGATTGACCGTCTTAGTTTCATAAGCCTTGTATATGAAAGCTTTTTCGCGTGGAGTTAGAGCCAAATAATCGGCTTTCGTATAATTAAAATTAACAACGAACCAAGCAAAATCTATGTCCTGCAGGTAGGGCCTTCTCAGCTCTTTCTCTGCCGGGGTCTCGTTTGGCTCGTTGAAATACTCATTCGCGATTAGTTGGCTTGGAATAAAAAAGGTGTATCTCTCATTAGAGCTGACTGAATCTCGACTGCGATAGTGGCATAGCCTCTCTCCTTGAGTGCATCCTCGAAGAGCTTGGCGCCCTCTGTCTGTCCAAGGAACTTGTCAGAGCCTACCTCTTTTGCTGCGAGCTGGAACATTGAGTTCATGGTCTTAAGCGAGAATAAGCCGTTGGTGTTTGAATATTCACCCATGATAGCTGTCTTGGCAGCAGCTTCTATAATCGAGATTCTCTCTGTATTGAATTTGAAATCGTACTGTTTTCCATTTACTTCGAACATTGTATTTTCTCCTTTTTTTGAAAATAGGCAGGGGCATATAGCCCCTGCGCCTGCTATGCAGGTAATGTGTCAGGTGTCACAGGGTTAGAGCTCAGATCCACGAGCTTGCCCTGTCCCTTGAGTGAGATAGAGTAAGTCATTGAGTCGTCATAAGGTGCCTCAAGTGGGAAGTCTGTAGTAACTGCAAGACCGCCAAACATACTCTTTTTGGTCTTCTTGTTGTATACTTTGATGCATACCGGGTCGCCATTCTCGAAGGCTGTAGAGAGTGCCTGCATTGATGCATCTGTGTTGATGTACAGACCGTCCGTGTCGATTGACCACTCCTTAGCCCCTGCGATGTACGCCTTCCAACCGTCTCCTGTGTCTTTGGTTGTTACTTCAATAGTATCAGCCGAACGATTAAGCTTAAGAGTCTGCTGACCTGCGATAGCTCTGATTGCTGTACCTTCTGCGTTCCATACTGCAAGTAAGATATCCTTGCCTGCGAGTGCCTTAACTGCATTCGCTGAAAAATCGCAGTAAACGCCCTTATCAAAGCCTGTTGTTGCCTCTGAGGCGGCTTCGTTTCCGAATAACTGTTTGATGTATTTCATATCGTGTCTCCTTTACTTCATCATATAGCCGTAGCAGACCTTGAACGTATAGTTAAGGACTGCATGTTTCTCGTTGGTGTCTTTTTCTTTGTATGCTGACTGAATGCCATTGTACATTTGATAAATAAGCTCATAAGGCTCTGGTATATCAATGTCGGCCGTCATAGCCTCTTCGAGTGCCTGTATCTCCTTGAAGAGCGGGACAGATGTCTTGCCACTCTCTGACACCACATGTATATTGACTGTGTACTCTGTCACGTACATAGTCTTGGTGTTGGCGGGCTTAGTTTGAACCAACTCTGCATAGTAGAATGGTGAAGCCTGTCCCTTTTCTACGTGGTCGTAGCATTTTTTACCGGTGCCGGACAGCACCGCCTTTTGTATCTGCTTTATCAGCTCGATAATGCTGAATTGCTGTAGCATCACTTCACCAACCTCTCTATGTTGTCAATTAGTAGCTGCTTAAATTCAGGTCTTTCTTTCTCCACATTACGTTCAAGGTATCTTTGTCCCTCAACATACCCACTGCCTCGTGTCCTGTGGCCATACTCGACATGTGGGGCGTAGTCCTTGGTATATCCAACTTCTGCGCCGTGGTCTATAGTTCCGATTGTTAATGACTGCCTCAGCTCGCCTGTATCTACCGGTGTGCCTCCGTCAGCCTTGCCACGATTGTATATATTTGATGCCGAGACCTGACATACTGCATCGAACCTCGCCTGTGACATCTGAGAGAGGGCTTCTACAAGCTTTTCTGTGCCTTTTACTTGTATGCTCATGTGTTGTACCTCTTGGCCGTTATCAGCGTCCAGCGCGGGGCTAGTTCGGTCACTTCCGTGATGTCAAATGCCTTGCAGTTATTCTCAAGAACTTTAGCGTTCTTGAGTTTCTCATAGTCACAAGGAACCGCGAACTGCATTTCATTCTTGGTCACTTCCCTACCGTTCGCCTGCACGCTTTCATCTGTCCAAGGGCTTATACGTGCACGGCCGTTGTAGAGTTCCTCTACATTCTCCACAGGATTGCCGAGCTCGTCCTCTGTTCCGTCCACTGTGGTGTATACTGTTACTCGCGTCCATCTCATAAGAAGTGCACCGTCCTTTTCTTCGAGCTTTCGTTGGCATTCACCCAACTGTCAATTTCACTTGCGTATTCTGCGAGCACATCATCAATGAACGTGTTGGACAGACTGCCGACTCCCTCGGAAGATACACCCTCGTAGTAGCACTTGCGCCATGCTTTGACGCAAGCATCAACTACGATTGACTCAAACAGAGTCGGAAAAGCATCCTCAGATACTCCAAGGCGCAAACACAAGCGGTCAGTGACTATCTGGTTGATTTCGTCCATGACATCATCATTGATTTCCTCATCAGATAATCTTTTCTTGATTCTCTCCTTAACTCTGTCTATCATCGGCTACCTCCTATTTCTGCTGCTCGTCAGATGCTGCAACTGTGGCTGCTTCTACAGCAATTGGAGCTGTGAAGATGCCCGATGCATCCTCCGCGAAGAAAGTCACACCCTCAAACACAAGTGTGTTAATGGCAGCAGTCTTATCGTCAAGGAAGTGCTTCATAGCCACCAAGCCGGTCTCGTCAGATGTCATACCGAAGGTAGAGCCTACTGCACCGGATGTTGGGATATACACAGCGTCAAGGTTCTGCTTAACTGTACCCTTTGCCTTGCCAACCTCTACTGAATTGTCAAGCACTACAGTGCCAAGTCCGAGGAAGTTTTCTACATACTGAAAGCCGAAGGCTGTCTGTACTGTGATAGGCGTGTTGGCAAGATATGTAGCAATGTCGAGTGGGTTAAGGAAGTAGATAGGCTCTACATCCATATCCTCAAAGTAAGCTGAGAGCTTAGCCCATACGCCTGCGATAGCACCCTGGATGGAGTTTGAAGCAGTAGCTTTCTTCTCTGCAAGGTTTGTGGCTACGCCTGTACCTGCCTTGATAAATGTGAAAAAGTCAGCCTTGATACCCTTCTGAATATTTCTCATGAATACTGTATCAGTCTCATTGACTGCCTTATCCTTGCCGACTTTCTGAATTGCTTCGGCTGGGGTAGACTTTCTGTACTTCTTAAGCACGAGTTCAAAAGTCTTAACGAGCTTTCTCTCTACCTTTGTCAGACCGATAATCTCGCCCTCTGCAACCTGATCCGGTGTATTTTTCTGAGTAGTCTTGTACATCTTGACAGTAGTGCCCTCTGCCATTGGCTTCATGTCTACGATGCCGAGTACTGTGAGCAGTGACTTGATGCCTGCTACCAACTGGTTGGTATGGTCGATCGAAATGACCGGCTCAAGGTCCGCTGCAACTGTGGTGTTTGTCTCCGGTGCAAAAAGCTGTGTCTTGTATGCAATAGTTCTGTTCTTGTTCATAATTATTTTCCTTTCGTGAACAAATCAATGTGTTGAGCTATCAATCGCTGTCTTTCTACAGGACTAGCAATTTCAGCCAGTTTCTTATCGAGTTCGGCACGAGTCAGAGTTGAACTTCCGCCGGTTGCCGGAGCTTTGCCTCTTAGGCTGTCTTTAACTGCATCCTGGACTGCTGCCTTGAACATCTTGATAAAGTTGTCAACATTCTCCTTAGTGGTCTTGGCTTCTGATGTTACCATCATATTAACTAAGCCGTCAGAGACATTGATTTTCTCATTCGAGAGCATCTTGCGGGCTTCCTGCGCCATCTTGTTGAGTGCGTCAGCCTTTTTGAGCTCGTCAAGCTCCTTTTTGAGTGCGTCTCTCTCATGCTCTGCACGCTCCTGAGCTGTCATGTTCTCAAGCTTCTTGACCTCGTCTGCCTTCTCACGCTCTCTCTTGAGCCTCTCCTGAATGATTCTATTAACATCCTCGTCGGTGTACTTCTTTTCGGGTTCTCCTTTTTTGTCGTCTCCCTTGGAGCCGTCTTTGGAGTCATCGCCCGCTTTGCTGTCTTTAGAGCCGTCAGTGCTCTTTGTGTCTGTGTTCTTGGTATCTGCTCCCTTGGTATCGTCTGTGCCGTCCTCGAAGAGCTGTGTCCAGTAGTTCAATTTCTTTTTCATGTCGTTTCTCCTTCCATAGTTTAGAGTTCCAATGCTTAACTTATATTCCGTGGCTTTTAACGACTTCAACGCTTGGTCATTCCATAGCTTTTTATGGCTTCAATGCTTGGCCAGTTCTATGCTTTTTCGTAGCTGATGTATTCCGGATATGCTTCCGCTACGGATTGCAAGCCTAATTTAAGTGCTTTGAGTATTGGGTCACAGACATACACTATCTGCTTGGTGTTGATGTAAAAGTGCCCGCTTTCAAGCTCATACTCAATGTTCTGATAATGGTCTGCTCCCATTACGAACATGTTAATCATGGCAGTTACCGCTTCACATGGTACCGACTCGCCTTTAACTCCTGCATTGGCGTGGCCGTTCACTGCCAAACTTGTCGAGGTTTCATAAATCTCTATCATTCAGCTCTCCTTTTAACCACTTCACTATTTCAAGGTGGTTTGGATATGTCCCGACATAGCTTCTCAGAGGCTTTCCGTCCTCTTCGAGTATCACCATCGGGATTTTATATACTTTATACTTGTCAATTGCCTGTGGCTCTTCCTGCAGGTCTATATATTCAGTAGTGCCGGAGCACTCTTGCTCAACCTGTACTCTCAATGTATTGAGTACGTGCTTGCATGGTGTGCACCATTTGGCACCGCATATTACTATTTTTCTCATGTAAAAGTCCTCACCAATTCTCTAGCCTTGTCTTTCTGTTCTGAGCTGACGGCTGGATCACCGCCATGTGTCCTGACGTAGTTCTCGATCCAAGCCTGCTTGTCCGGTATCACGATGTACGTTGAACACCTGCACCAAGGGTGGAATGGTGGGAAGTTGACTCCCGCTATTCTTGCCGAATATCTTACCGGACTGGTCTTGGTGCTCGCCGCTATATCTAAACATACTTGGCAAGCCTTGCCGTCCTCGATCGGGGCTATAGCGTAGTAGTCAAAGGTCTGCTCTATTGCTTGAGCCGTAGACTCGTTGAGCACGTAAGTGCCCTCTGTATAAACGAGCCTCATAGCTTCATTCTGGCTTACGCTGAACTTCTGCCTCAGGGTCTTTGTCAGCTTCTGATAATTATCTCCCCTGGCAAAGCCTGCCGATATTTCGGAATTCAATACCTTGGCAAGGTTGGCTGTCCGGGTCCATATCTTGCTTGAGAAATTCCCCGACTTGCTCCAATCGGTATTAACTACTGCCTTGACTATATCTCTGTTAACTGTACCGACTGCCCCGGTCTTTTCGATTACTGCCTCATAGCCTCGCTTGTCTATTGTTTCAAGGTGGGCTTTAATCTGGCTTTCTTCCTCTGCCATTAATTCAAGCCGTTCAAGCTCTACAGACATTTGCAAGCCTTCAAGTCTGTTGATAATGTATGCACTGCGCCTAGCCGGTGCCAGGTGTGCATATTCCGGATGCCTGACACAGAAGAGCTCTATGTCTCGCATGAGGATGTTGTACTCTTTTTCAGGCAGTGCCTGCATGAGCTTGCGATACTCAATCACATTATCAGCTCCATAGGTCTGATAGTATGCTGCTATCTCCCTTTCGAGCTTCGAGCACTGCTTATCATATGCTGTTGTTAATCTCTTCTTTAGTTCTGCCTCGCTCTTCTCCAAGGCCTTGGTCAACTGCTTCTGTCTGTTCTGCCAATACACCTCTATTCACCTCATAGCCCTCTGTGTCGAGCTTATTCTCTTCCTTGATTCTGTCCAGCTCGTCATTGACATTATCAACAACTGATAAGACCTTGAGCTGTGTCTCCTTGGATGTAATACCGGACAGATTACCGGCTATCTGTGATTCCTCAAGCTCGTTAGCTGGGAAGTTCCTTGTAAATTTAATGTCAACCTTGAGCCAGTCATCCGCTTTCATTCCGCTTACCGGATTTGAAAAGATGAGCTTGTATCTCTGATTCATTCCGCTTGTGAACTTACGCTCTTCGGTCTTTGCCAAGTTATTCATCGACTGAAGCTTATACTTTAGTGCGATGCCGGAAGATGTTCCAAAATTCTCATCATTGATATTGGCTACCATTGAGATCAGGAAAATTAATCTCTCGATTCTCTCCAACAGATTCTCCTGTGTGGTGTCAGCGCTTGGCTTGCTCATGAAGTCAGCTATAATCTTCGAGCCGTCCTCTCCCTCGAAGTTAAGGATTCTCATGTCTCTTATGGCTTGCAGTTCTGGTTCTGAGAGCTTGGCTCCGAGTATCTTCATGTATGCATCTGCAAAGTAGTCAACATCGTTTGCTTTCTCCGACAATGCCTTGTTGTACGCATCAATCATTGACAGCACCGATTCAAAGATACCCTGTCTCTCCGAGTTCTCTATATACTCAGTTGCCGGTACTCCATCGAAGCCGTGTACCTTTTCCTCATCCGTCCGGAAGTGTAAGCCCCCGTCAATGTCAAAGTACTGCACTGTGGTCTCGTTCGATATGGAGCCGTGGCGGATTCCCTCAGTGTCTTTGTAGATTCTGACAAAGTAGCGAGGTCTCATCAGTATCGACTCATCGTAGATCATGAATGCCTCCATCGGGTCAAGGTACGTAATGCCGATTTCTCCCTCTTCGTCCACAAAGTACATCTCATAGCCTCTGCCGTATATCTTCATAAGCTTAGCAAGCTCTGCATTGTTGTCGTCCTGGTCATTGTAGACATCCAGATAGTTGATATAACCATCAACCGAGCTGTCCTTTGAGCTCACCTTTATCGGGATTCCAATAAAAAAGCCGTTCATAGTATCTGTGATATATTTTGCAAAGTTAACAGCTATCCTATTGTCCGGCTTGTACTCAGGCTTTTTTGCCTGATGGAAAATGTCATAGTCGGTCTCATAAGCACTTTGAAGCTTCTTGTACTTCTGAGCTACCTTTTCGTCGTTCTTGGCTATGTACTTTTCAAGCTGTATCTCATCCATAATTTGATTGTCTGCAATTCTGTATACGTCTGGTGCCGCCATTATAATCCACCTTTCAGTCCTGTATTTAAGTGAGCCTTTGGCTTTCGCCAACCCTCAATGCCGTATCTTAGTGATGCCATCGCATCGTCAAAGAATGGTACCGGCTCATCGAGGTACACATTCCTTATACTGTCGTATTTCCATTTCCACTGTTCTATTTCCTTGATGAAGTCCGTGCAGGAAGGATGTATGTGTACCCGCCTGCCCTTGATCCAGTCTATTTGAGCCTTAACGCTGTTCGGCTCCTTATTTACCGGCCGGGCTCTCCACCCTGCAGTTCTCCACGTCTTGATGCGGTCAGGCTCTGCCGAGTCACACCACATTACTTTATCTTTTGGGATTTCGCCCGCTTCGGCTATCCACTCGCTTGTGTCCTTTTCATATCCATACAAGCCCTTGAGCACATATATGTCACCATCACGATAGCCATATACATACACCGCATTAGCGTGGTTGAAACCGAAGTCCTGCCCTACCGCTACGTCGTCGTAGTCCTCATAATTCTGTGATACTTCCTCGACTTCCCAATTATGAAGAATGAGGCCTGCTGTCTCTCCCCACTCTCCAAGCCCGTACACCCGATAGCCTTCCGGGTCCACTTCCTTTCGCCTGAGCATACGCTTGTGGTATGCTGCATCAATGAACCGATTATTGAGATAGGTTGACGAGTGAGTCATTACATCCTCATCAACCCGGTCAAAAAATACTGCCTTAATCCAATGGGTAGCAGATACAGGGTTGAACGTCAGCCTGATCTGATAGAATAACCCGGGTGGAAGTTCTCCTCTAAGTCGGTCGTCAATAATCTCAAAGTCTGCTTGTGTCAGCTCTGTGGCTTCCTCTATCCAGACATCAGTGAGCTTTCCCTTCTTGAATGAAATTGACTTGAGCTTTTCTCTTTGCTTATCATCTTTTACCCCTCTGAAAATAATCTCGTTGCCATTAGGCTTGCAACGCATCTTCATGGTTGACTCGTTGATATACCAATAATTAGAGTACTTGTCCCCAAACAACTTAAAGACCGCGCTTTGTAGTTCGGCAAATGTCGAATCTCTGTTGGTAACATCTTCTTTGCGCACGCATAAGAGATTTCTGCCCTTGTCATTCATCAGGCGCAGGATGTAGTTTTGTGCCGTGTCCACGCTCTTACCGCTTCCGGCGGTGCCCTTCATGACAATGTAGCGTTTGGTGCATCTGTCTACTTCCTTAAAGCTCTTATTGGCTTGCAGTTTAATCTTCATCGCCATCACCGTAATCAATTGATATATCAAGTGACATATCAACATCAGCCGATATCTTATCGGTGTACAGTCCGTACCTCTTACCGAGCAGTTCTGCTGCCTTGAGCCGGTCTTTCTCACTTGGCTTCTTTTCCACTTCCTGCACCTCTTGACAGCCATCACCGATTCCGACTAACACTGTGTCTGTCGTTTGGCTCTCCCCTCTCAGTACCGATGTGAGGTATTGGAGTACTTCATCCTGTGTGGCTATCAATGAGCTTTCTTTCTGCTCCATCCGTTCGGAGATATAGCTTTGAATCTTAGGTTTTTTCAAGTTCTCAGCGCCTATCGCATACGCAGTCTTCTCCGCATATCCTGCCTTGATTGCCGCCTGAGTAGCGTTAAGGCTGATGATATATTCATCACAGAATAATTTTTGTTTTGCTGTCAGCTTCAACGCTGCTCACCTCTTTTCTATTACAGATTCATGTATTTATATTTCATCTTCTTGGCATAGGCCTCCGCCTCTGCTCGCGTCTTGAACGTTAGTCTCACTGGTTCCTGTATAGTTATCTCATGGTCAAGTTCATTGCCGTCCTCGTCCCAGCTGGTTAATACATTACGGTTGCCCGTCATGTAATATCTCTCAACTGTGGCTCTGTTATGCTCATCGGGTTCCATCTGTCTGTGTATAGCAACTGTTCCACCCAGTTCCCCGCCATCGCTTGAGCCTGAGCTTTTTCCTCTGCCACTTCCTCCACCTCTGCCACCGAAAAACTGTAGATTCATTCTTATTTCTTTCCTTTGCTTCCAAAATAATATGCTGCGAAATTATCGCGATTCCGTTTGTACCATCTATCATATGTTGAGGTTCTTGATGAGGTATACTCATCGTCAGCCTTTCTTATTGTCTTTTCTGCCTTTACAGGTGCTACCTTGCTTCTACGGTCATTGACTGCATTGCTTGCCTCTCGCGTGGCTTTCGCTTCATGGTATAGCTTCGGGTTCTTCCTCAATTCATCAGCACTCTTGAGCTGTCTAATCTTTGCATTGACGCTTGCGTTTTTATCGACAAGGTAATTGTGTACCTTGTCAAGCTCTTCACGTGTCTTAAACTGGTTGGCAAACTGTTCTGCTGTGGTCTTGCCACCATCTATATCATGCAGTCCATTTTCATACTTTGAATTTTTGACATAGCCATCTTCGCCACCGGTCTTTCTTTTAGCGCCGTTGTACATGAATTTAGCTGGTGTAGCTCCTACTTCACTATCAGACCATCCACCGCCACCACGACCGGAACCGCCTCCGCGTCCTCCAAAAATCTGTGCTCTATACCTCATTCAACGTACCTCGCTTTTTGAGCTTCTCCGATAAACTCTCAACTCTGATTATGTTTCCCTCGCACTCCTTTGGCACCTTGCCATAAAAGATAATGTGTGTCGGGGTCAATCTCTTCATCATTTCTCTATATCCGGCAAGGAATAGTTCCTTGCTATATTCGCTGTTCTGTGTTCCGACAGAACTGACCGCCACTACACTGTCTGTTGGTTCTCCGTCAAAGCACCATGCAAAGCTAGCCTCGTCACTCCATCCAATTGTTGGCACCACTTTTATGCCGTGAGCCTGCCAATAGGCACCGCACCAATGTTTTCTGTAATGGTTATAAATCTGAATAGTTCTAGGATGGTCTGTGTACAGACTAAAGTCGGGTGTACATACATACTTGAACTTTCTAAGCATCGAGATATAATCATCAGCACAGTTCCAAACTCTGTTAAATTGATAATCATCAACAAAGAAATGTACCGCCTTATCTGCCGGACTCTTGCATGACTTGGCATAGTTGAAGCTTATCAACTCTGCCTCCTGGTACTCTGCCGGGGCTATTGCCGGTATGTCGTACATCCCAACACCCTGTATATTCATTTTTGTCACGTTCTCGTAATTTCTTATATTTCTATACAATTTTCTTCACCTATTTTTGCGCACTAAAAAAACCACCCTTTCGGGTGGTTCCTATATTTTACCTGTCTCTTATACACATCTCCGAGCCCACGAGACCTCTCTACATCT